CTTTGGAATAGGCAAAGCTCTTACTACAAGAATAAAGCAAAACGCTAGTTTATTATTGGATTTAGTAACTTCGAAAAGTTTACGCCAGTATATTTCGGAAAATATTAAATCACAGTTGCTAAAAGGCAAGTCTTCCGGCACTTATACTAGCAGCACCCCAATTGTAGAAAAAACCAAGGTAACTCGTACAAAAAATAAAGTCGAACTACCAAAAGTAAAATCAGTTTCCGCATCAGTACCAAGTCTAGGCTCACAAGTATCCTCAGTTAGTAATTTAACTAACTTAGAAAACTTACTAAGAGCCACTATTAACAAAACCGTTAGAGACAACATGGGTACCGGGAATCGACGCGATATTCTAAACTTACGTACTGGCAGGTTCGCTGACAGCGTAACAATTGAGAGAGTATCTAGAAGCAGAGCAGGAATGCTTTCTGTATTTTATAGTTATATGAAGTACCCCTATGCCACATTTAGCTTAGGTGGAAGGCAGGGAACCCCTAAAAGTAGAGACCCGAAATTGCTGATTTCTAGCTCAATTCGTGAAATTGCACAAAGCAGTGTATCCAATAGATTGAGATCGGTATTAGTATGAGCAAGCGTACAAAAATATTAAAGGCTCTGGCCGAAAAGTTCAAAGAGTTAGACGGTAGACCAGAGTACCACACAAACTTAACCAATAATAGTTTTCCAAAACTAAAATTTTGGGATGAAGTTGAGGATTTTCCTTGCGTTTACCTAAGTCCCGGTAACGAAACTCGCGAGTACCACCCAAGCGGATTTAGTTGGGGTTACTTAATGGTTAGTGTAAAGTGCTACGTTAAAAGCGAAGACGCCGCACAAGACCAGATTGAACTACTACTAGAAGATTTAGAAAAGTGCATAGATGCAAATCGTGTACTAATCTATGACCAAGAAAATAACTTGGAGACGACTGAAATACTAGTTCAGTCTATTACTACAGATGAGGGGTTACTGACGCCTTATGGTGTAGGAGAAATAAACCTACAGGTGCGTTATGCACGCGATTAACTAATAAAGCACAAAGCACAGATAAATGTCTAGTCTGAGTGCTTTTAGTTACAAACAAAAAAGGAATAACTATGGCAGTTAATTTAATCCGTAATAGTAGAGTGTTCTTTACTACTAACGTAGACAGTCAAGGCCGCATTCGTGCAGGCGCTTACAAAAACGAAGCAGAGCCGTTTTCAACAAGCAATACATGGGAAATCCAAGTATTGGAAGGCATGAGCTTTAGCCAAAATACAACAGTGGATACTGTTACCTTAAATGAAGCAGGCGAGACTCCTGCACGTGGACAGCGTAGCTTTAACACTGCTCTAGAGCCGCTAGACTTTTCATTTTCTACCTACCTACGCCCTTTCCTAGACAACGGCACAATTACTTGTGAAGAAAGTTTGCTATGGAATGCGTTTGGTGGTGCAGCAAAAATCGGTACAGCAGGTGCAGCCTGGACAAACGGCACAAGCCCTAGTCCTGCTATCTTAGGACTAGCAAACTCCGACAAACACCAACTACAAGCTTTTGGCATTATTGTTGTATTTGACGACCTAGCCTACGCACTAGATAACTGTGCTCTAGACACAGCAACAATTGACTTTGGTATTGACGCAATTGCATCAATTCAGTGGGCAGGAAAAGGTAGTTTGATTCGTCAGATCGCCCTATCTGCTAACCAAGCAAGCCCAGTTGTATTTACAGGTGCTGATGTTGGTGCTGTTGGTCCTGAGCAAGCAAATGCTAAAAACACAGCTGCAAAGTACATTACAAACAAACTAAGTACTCTGCAAGTTAACAATGATATCAATGACTTTACTGGAACTGATTTCTCTGTGCCAATTACTGGCGGATCAATTACACTAAGTAACAACCTAACTTACTTAACTCCAGCTAACCTAGGTGTTGTTAACCTACCTATTACGTACTTTACAGGTACTCGTAGTATTACAGGTACACTAACTGCTTATTTACGTAGCGGTGCAAACAACACAGGCGGATTGCTAAGCGGCTTGTTAGCCAGTGCAGCTACAGAGATTAATCCTAGCTATGCAATCAACATCCAAATGGGTGGTGGCACAAATGGTACACGAGTAGATTTAAAACTACCAGCAGCTATGTTGCAAATCCCAACAGTTAACACTGAACAGGTTATTAGTACAACATTAACATTTACTGGCCAAGGTTTTGCAGGCTCTGCATTCGATATTGACCAAGCTAACGAACTTACCGTTAACTACTTTGCAACAGCTTAAGCTGTAATTTTAACAGCAGGTGCTGGGCTGATCTCCAGCACCTATTTTTTAATCCAATACAAAATACAACAGGAATAACATGGCACAAGAAATTAGCCTTAAGTCGTTATTAGTACCTTCAAAAACAGTAGAAGTAGAATATCCAGGAATGCCTGGTTTTAATATTAAACTTGGTTTTATGAGTCGCGAGACTTTAATCAATCTACGTAAGAAAGCTACTAAGAATACCTTTAAAAATCGTCAAGTTCAAGATGAGTTTAATGAAGACTTATTTTTGGAACTGTATGTTGATGCAGCAATCAAAAGCTGGGATGGTTTAAAGTTTAGTTATGTAAACTTACTGGTACCAGTTGATGTGTCACACTTTGACCAAGAAGATTGTTTAGCTTACAGCAAAGAAAATGCACTAATGCTTATGAAAAACAGTGCACAGTTTGACAATTTTATCAGTGAACAGGTAAGCGATTTAGCAAATTTTACGACGAACAGTTAATTACTGTAAGAAAGCAGTTAATTAACTACCAGCAAAACAGTGCAATTGGTATGACCAAGGAACAATACCTAGATCTGTGTGAACAGCTAGGTAACGAACCACTACAAGAGGAAATACCTATTCAACTAGATGAATTCCCTTTAGAAGTACAAGAAGCGTTAAATATATATAAAGCTTTACGTGACGAGTGGGAGTTCGTGGCTGGGACTTATTTAGGTAAAAAACTAGATACAGTATTTGAGCTTTTTAGTGCTTATGGCATTCCTTATGAGGACCATAAGACTTATTATGAGTTAATAGTCATGGTCGATTCAGTACGGATTGACGAAATGCGCAAGCAAACCAAAAAACCCGCTAGTTAATTTTAGCGGGTTTTTTTATTACTAAAAAATTTTTGGGTTGACAGGTTAGCCCTATAGTGATATAATGGTAGCCAAGAGTTAGTGAATTTAAGTTTATTGCCGGGAGAGTATATGGCAGGTAATACAATAGAATATGAACTGTTGTTCAGTGATAAAAGCAACTCAATGCAAAAGCGCATTGATGATGCAAAAACATTGAATAAAGAAATGACCCAGGCAGCTAAGAGTTCTTATAGGGCTGAAGGTGATAAAGGGCTAAGTGGCCAGGAGTACGGCAGAGCCAGAGGTGCAATGGGCACGGGTGCAAGTGCGCGTGACTTTGCAAATGAATCACAAGGCTTGGGTGGATTGGTACGACTATACGCTACAGTTGCTGCTAACTTATTTGCTGTTGGTGCAGCATTTAATAGTTTGCGCGAGGCTATGAATACTACTAATATGGTAGAAGGTCTTAACCAATTAGGAGCAACAAGCGGACAAAGTCTTGGCACATTAGCAAAAAACTTAGCTACTGCAAGTGGCGGAGCTTTAAGCTTACGTGACGCAATGGAAGCTACCGCAAAAGCTACCAGCGCAGGTATGAGCGCAAAGCAATTAATGCAACTTGGCAGTGTTGCTAAAAATGCTTCTCAAGCACTTGGTTTAAGTATGACAGATGCCGTTAGTCGACTAACTCGCGGTATTGTTAAATTAGAACCAGAACTATTAGACGAACTTGGTTTGTTTACTAAAATTGGTCCAGCAACTGAAACGTATGCACGTAGTGTAGGTAAAAGTGTAACTGCACTAACCGACTTTGAACGTCGTCAAGCCTTTGCAAACGCAGTACTTAAAGAAGGTACTGACAAATTTAACGCAATTAATATCCCAACCAACCCTTATGACAAACTGTTGGCTAGTTTAAAAGACTTAGCTCAGCAGGGTCTAGAAGTAGTTAACAAGATGTTGGGGCCTGTAATAGATAGCCTAAGTCAGAGCCCTGGAGCTCTAGCGGCCGGTATTGCTTATTTATCTGCAATGTTGGTAAAGCAAGCACTGCCCGCAATTACGCAATATCGTGAAGGCTTACTGGCAAGTGCCAAAGCATCCAAAGAAGCTGCAGATTTTCGTGCGGCCGAAGCAAAAAAGGCACAAGAGTCACAAGCAAACAAAGTTAAGCAAATGGCAGAAAGCGCGGCTGAAAAAGAAGTTGCCGCAGCAGATGCAGCCGTAAAAAGAATTGAAGCTTTGCGTAATACAAGTTTTGGCAAGCAGTCAAAAGGCTACGCAATATTACAAAAAGCTGCACAAGACGTTAGCAAGGAAGAGTTGGACTACTTAAACAAAGTAGGTGCTCGCTACGAAAAGCAAGGTAAATTAGATATTGCTAACCGTTACTACGAAGCGGCAAAAGCAATTAGTGCTAGTAAAAAGGCTGAAGAAGATTATGGCCGCGTAGTTGAAGAAACAACTCGTAAACTAAACCAACAACAGAGCTTATGGACTGCTCGCGGTCGCGCCGAAATAATGGCAAAACGCACAGCAGATGTTGCAGCAAGTAAGCAAATACTTAGCTCAGCCAGCGCAGATACAAGTACAATTGGCGTATTCGGGGCCTTTACAGAAATGAAAAAATCTCTTAAAGAATCCGACATGGGTCCGATTCGCAAGGGATTTACAGCAATTAGCGGTGCCGCAACTATTGCAACTACTGCAGTTAGTGGCTTTATTGGTGCCATACAAGGTGTTTTTGGTTTGGCTGCTGCTATTGCTGGTGTAGCTATGCTTATTGACGGCTGGTTTACAAAAAATGCAGAAAAAGCCAAAGAATTTACTACTGCTTTGGAAACTTCTGACGAAATGATAAAAACTTATGAACGCACTTTAGCGTTACTAAGTAAACAAAGCCCAGAAGTATTGTTTCAATCTCAAGCATTAACAGCGCAAGCTAACGCTTTGCAAGGATTAGTGGATGGTTTAACTAGTGTTCGCGAAAAGTTCGAAGACTTAGATAAAGCCACTGAAGGCTGGGATCGCTTTACAAACAGCCTAGCTAGTCTTGTAGGAAAAGATCAATTAAGTAAGTTCGCAGAAGCTAGCGTAAAAAACATTGTACAAACAATTGCAGCTATAGACAGCGAAGTTGCTCGTGAATCTGCACTAAAAACAGTTACGTCCGAACTAGGTGCTTTAGGCAACCAGCAAATACAGTGGCTAGAAGCTATTAAAAAAGGTGGGCCAGAAGCAGCAAAAAAGATTGAAAAAATCGAACAAGCACTAAAGAAAG